TCAGCTCCCCTTCTCCCACCACTTCGAGCGCCCCCTGCCCGAGCGCCTGGCTGACTCTTTCAGCGACGCGGCCAGCTTTTCCTCGGGCGTGCGGGTGTCATGAAGCAGCAGGTGGGAATAGCCCGGCGCCATCTTGGTGGGGTCCGGGCGGTCTTCGGGTTCGGGGGTGTCTGGGGCGTCCATGCCATGACTCTATCCCCCAGCCGTCTCAGTGGATGTGACGCAAATCTCGTCAGGGCCGGTCGCGGGCGGTCCACATAGCTGCAACCTCGGCGGCCGAGATCGCTTTGTTGAAGAGCATGGCGCTGTTCACGTTGCCCATCAGATAGTCATTGCCGGATCGCGCACCAATCCACCCAAAGGTGGCCGCAATCGGCGTCAACGTCACAGCCGTCGTGGATTGGGCAACCACTGAGCCGTTCACATACAGCTTCAGCCGACCATCTGCCGCTGCCAGAGAGGGGTCGTATACGAACCCGACCATGGCGGGCTGGCCAACCGTGAACACTGCCGGGGCGGTCACCGTGAAAACCGAAGGCATGATCCCAACGAATTCCAATGCAGACCCGTTGTGGCGCAGCTGCCAACGACGGGCACCGGACTCATCGGCGGAGATCAGCATCTTGATGCCAGTAGCGTCTACCAGGTTGACGGACAGGAACCCAGACTGCCCCACGTCAGCCGTGATGCGCAGGCCTGGCGTCCGGATCTGGGTGCTGCCGCGCAATGCCGCCGACCTCGGCCTGGCCGCGAACACGCCGGCTCCATTCGCGGCGCTTCCTTCATACGTCCCGTTTCGCGCGTTCCCTGACGCGTCCGGAGCAGCAGCTCCACTTGCTGGGGTGGTTTCCTCCAACTTCCAGTACGCCCATGGGGAGAGTGCCACTACCGTCTGATCGAAGGTCAGGGACGGGGCAGGCGCATCTGCCATCTGAACCGCCAGGGCCGCGATGATGCTCACGCTGCGACCCCCTTCATGCTGTAGGCCCAGCGCGCTCCCTGGTCATGGCTGGTGACGATCAGCTGGGTGTAGGCGTTCGCCGCGGCCTGAACCGCCGTGTCGCTGCCGGTGATCGCCTTGAAGCTGCTGGGCAGCGCAACTGTCCGCGCACCAGTCGCGTCCTGCCGAATGCGGATCGACAGTGCTGCACCGATGCCTGATGCAGGGAGATTGGAGAACGTGATGCTGGTGACGTTGGCGGTCAGCGACAATGTGAAGTAGTCGCCCAGCGCACAGTCGATGTTGACCACGCCCGATGCGATGGCAAGGGCCGTGACAGCGCGGCGATCGCTGCCGCCCCCTCCAGCAAGCGCAGCGATCTGCCCCGCAGTTGCTTTCTTGTCGACGCCTGCCTGGACGATTTGGAGCAGATCAGCACTACCGACAGTTGTTGCGGCGGGGAAATCAGCGTACTTGGCCATGGTGTATCACCTATCGAAGTCGTAGCCGACCAGCGCGATCGACGCCGAGCCAGTCAGCAGGCCCAAGATCGGGCCGATGAGGGGGAGAGAGGCGTTCAGCAAGACGGTGAACTGCCGGTTGGCGTCGAGCGTGATGTCGAGAACCGGCGAGGAGCCAGGCACTGCCGCGTACTGGAAGTTGGTGGCCGATGGCGCGCCCACGTCGGACCGGGAGGTGTAGAGGGTGAAGTTCGTAGGATTCAGCACCTGGACGATGGCCCGATTGGCCGTCACCGGCAGCACTGCGGACAGGTCAATCGTCTGGGCCGTGGTGGCCACCAGCCCCGAGAGCAGCATGATCGGCACGCTGCCCGCGGCCGTCGCTGCGTCCAGCATCACCCGGTTCCCCATCTCGGACGGCCGGGTGTGCTTGCCGGGGCGCAGCACGGAGCTGGCGTTGGTCCGGCCGCTGATCAGGTAGCGCCGCGTCGGATCGCCAGTCTTGCACCGAGCGGTGCCAAGGTACGGAGCATCTGGGCCGATCGTGGAAGCCTCCAGCCCCATCAGGCCGCCGCCCATGTCGTAGGCATACAGGTGATAGAACGTGTTGGCTGTCGGGCTGCTCAGCGTCACAGAGGCGGTGCCATCGCTCAGCACACGGCCAGTCCCAGGCACGTAGCACATGCCGGGGGAAACGCTGACCGTCAGGCCGTTGAGGCCCACCGACGCCTGCAGGCCGCGGATGATCGAGATCGAGGGGTCGAGGGCCATCAGTTCGCGATGCTCCGGTCAGAGAAGCGGCGCCATTTCGTGCCGCTGGCCACGGTCGAGTCGTACCAGCAAGGCTCGCGCCCGCCGGCCAGGTCGGTGATCGCCACCATCTGGAAGTCGGCCACGCCAGTGAGCGCGTTGGCCACGACCAGCGTCATCGGCGGCAAGGCGTTGAGCGTGGACAGCGACCACACGCCCGATGCGTCCCGCTGGAGGAAGCCAGTGCCCGGGCCGGTGAGGTACTCGTAGGGTATGGATGGCGTGTTCTGGCGAAGCGGCCTTCCCTGCTGGTCGGTCAGCGCCTCCCCGGCCTGACTGAAGAGCTGGGGGTATAGAAAGGCCGTTGAGTCTGTCGAAATGATCGGGCGCTGCGGGTCGGACGAGTCTACCTCCACGCCCTCGCCTTCGATGATCTGCTGAACGGCACTGTCGGCCAGCGCCAGCGACTCAAGCGCTTCCGTGCTCAGGCCGACCGCCGGATTACCCGTGGCACCGTCGCCATTGGTGACCTGGACGCCGGTCCCCTGCTGAATCGTCCGAGTGTGGAACTCGCCGTCATCCGATCGAGTCACGAACCCCATGCCGATCAGCGCCGCCAGATTCTTGATATTGGTCGGCACCTCGCGGATCAGCTTCCACACAGTGGCGCCAATGGAGGAGCTGCCGCCAGATAACCCTCCAGCAGGGTTTATCACCTGCGCCGCGGTCAGCAGTTGCCCGTCGGGCCCGTACAGGTTCCTTCCCACCTGCGCGCCATTGGTCGCCTCAGTGTCGACCGTGGCGAAATTGCGCGGGTTCTGGTGGAGCGGGACGCGGACCTTGGGCATTACTTCCCCAGCGCGCGAATCTCGGACATGCGGCCATCGCAGTCCTCAAGGGTCGCGATGTTGGCGTTGTAGGCGGCGACCACGGCCTCGACGGTGCGCGACGCGGCGCGCTTGGCCGGACAGGGCTTGGTCAGACGCTCATCGACCGGGACGAGCTTCTCGACGGACACGTGCACGACCTCGGGAAGCTTGGGCTTCTCGGGCTTGTGCGCGCAGCCGGTGAGCAGCGCCAGGGCGATCAGAGCAACGGAATGGATTCGCACAGCTGCACCTCCAGTTGGGACCGGCACGCCGGCGTGGTCTTCGCGTCCTGCAGCGCCTTCTCAGCGGCAGCGGCGCGGCGCTGGCCGGCAACTGCTGCCGCCTCCGCCCGGCTGGCAGCCACTTCCGCTGCCAACTTGGCGCGGGCAGCGTCGTTGATCGAGCGCTGGGTCTGGTCGTTGATGTCACTCAGGAGCTGGCCGCAGGCGTTGGCCGCCCGCAGGTTCTCGGCGGCCTCAGCTTGGGCGCCGTCGCGCGCGCGGACCAGGTTGTCGATGCGCCCCTGATCCTTTGCCGCCTGGCGGTCCTCACCCCTGTGGCAGCCGCTGACGAACACGACCGAGACCACCAGTACGGCGGCTCCGGCCTTCAGGGCCCAGATGTACGGGCGAAGCGGATCGAGGCTCAGCATGGCGGCTTCCTCCGAGACTTGAGCACGCGCGCGACAACGCCCAAGGCGCCAAGGCCGCGGATCGACCACTTGGCAGGCTCGGGCAGCTCGTCCATCCAGCCCATCGCGGCGATCGCGTCGTAGATGTCGGGGAACACAGTCACGAGGCCGAAGACCCAAACCGACGCCAGCTTCCACGCGCGGTGCCACCCATCGATCAGTTGCAGCTTCATTTGATCCCCCTGAGCTGCTTCAGCTCTCGGATGTCCTGCTTGTTCTGTTCGGTCTGGATGGCGATCTTCGCCATTTCGATCTTCAGCGCCGGCACGTCCGCCAGCTGGGTGTTCATGACCTGCAGCTGCTGTCGCAGGCCGCTGATCTGCTCACTCGTGACCTGCTGCTGGGCCAGCATCGACTGCACCGACGTGACCAGCCAGATGCACCCGAGGAGGATTCCGGCCCCGAACGAGCCGACCATCCATTTCTCGACCGTGCCGAGCGAAATGCGGGTGCGGCCGTCCTGGCTCGGCTGGGCTTCCATGCTCATCAGGCCCCCAGACCTTGGCGGTAGACCGTCTTGCCACCCTGCTTCACTGCCGTGAGCTGCTGCCGGCGGTTGCGCGGACCGTAGCTGACGTGGGCCCAGCGGCCGAACTCCTCGATCACCTGGTCGAATGGCAGGTTGAGCAGCACGATCTTTCGGGCCAGCTCCTTCGAGCTCATGCCCTCGACGCGGATGTCCGCAGCCTGGCCGAGGCGGTGCTGGCTGGTAGCCGTGCCGCCCACCGATCGGTTCACGGCCTCAGACCGGAACGCCGAGTTGATGATGACGGGCTTACCCAGCGAATCCCGCAGCGGCTGCAGAATCTTGGCCGCCAAGGCTCGTAGGCTCGCCACCTCGGCCTCATTCGGGGTGTTGATCAGCCCCGAGTTGGTCACGGTCAGCTCTGCCAGCGTGAAGTTGGCGGAGAGCCGTACGGTTGTTGATGCTCCAGCCATTGGGCTGCCCCTGTATTCGTTGGGGCCATGCTGCCGGGGCTGGGCCGGGCTTCAACGGAGGATGGGAACTAAGCACCATCCTCCGTTGAGAATGCGTACTACCAAGTCTTCCGATGCTTTACTTGGCTAGTTGCCCAGCGGGCAACGAGCAATTCGTACTCTTGGAAGATCGTCGGCTTCCCGTACTTGCCTCGCATTGCTTCAACAAGCGGCTTCGAGTACTCAAACGTGTTGCACATCATCGTGCACCAAGCATCTTTGACCATCTTCTCATCGTAGATGTCGTTCTTGATCCCGACGCTTACTGTTTCGAAGTGATTAAGCACATACAGGATTTCGTTCGTCTCTTTTGTATGCTCCGGGTCATCGAGCATCATGCGCAAATTCTTGTTCTTGGCTTGATGGAGATCTCGGGCTACCCGGCACCCCACCTGAAGCTTGTCATCCCCGCGACTTGCGAACAACATGTCTGCAACTTGCTTCCGCTTGGCAATTTTGCGGGAAGTCAACACCGACAGAATTGCCACTACCACACCAAGCCCAATCATTGCGCCGCGAAATGCCTCACTCGCAAGCAATTCCTTAAGCCATTCCATAGCCACCCCCTGAGCAAAAAAAAACCACCCGCCGGTCAGGCGGGTGGCATGGTTAAAGTTAAGAACTACTGTTACAGGCCACCGATAACTTCACGCATGCCACTTCCTCCTTGGTGAAACCAGCTCCTGCTGGCGATTAGCGAATGCTAACACCGCTTAGGCTCTCGGTGTCGCTCTGGACCGGGCTGGTTCATGCCGCATCACCAGATGTCACGAAACAGTGACCGTGAAACATTGCCATGAACTATCGTGGAACACTTTGAGCTTGGATTTAACATCCAGCATTTCGGGCGCCACTTTCGGATCGGCTACGATGCTCTGGGCCCTGGATTGGCCGGGGCTACCAAGGAGATGGTGATGAGCGAAGTCGATCAAAGCGTTACGCGAGAGGAAAGGGAGCTGGCCAAGGCCATCTTCACGGCTGCTGCAGCTATCGCTATAGCGAACAACCACAACCCTGACTTGGCCGGCCTGGCGGAGCGTGCATTCAATGCTGCTGACGCGTTTTCCGGTTCATCTGGATCTAGGCCGAAGCCGAAAGGCGTGATGGATTACCTCTGAGTGACCCACCGGCCGCCCAGCGCGGCCGGTGGTAGGATGCCGGCCATGCCCTGTCGCCTGATTGCCACTATCGCGTTGACGCTCCTCTTTTCCGGCTGCAAGAGTGAGCCAGAGGTATGGACCGCGTTTGTCTATCCGCCGGGACAGTCACTGGCGGCTGAAGATGCGCACCGGGCCATTTACGGTAGGTTCTCAACCTTCGAAGACTGCCAGTCTGCCGCGATCGGATCATTGCGGCAGCACCAGAACGCTTTGACCGATGAACAGACTGACGAGCTGGGAATGGGCGAATACGAGTGCGGTGTTGGCTGCCGCTACGAGAGCCAATACGACCTCTACATGTGCAAGGAGACACGCAAATGAGCGCACCCTGGGATAAGCACACCGTTTCGCCCGAGGCCGAGCGCCTTGTGTCGCGCAACCAGGCCGAACTGAACCTGGAGCGCTCGATGCCTAAGCGCTGGTGGCACGACATGCTGTTCGGCTGGGCCGGGTGGGCCGTCATCGCACTGGTCGCGGTGTCAGTTTTCGCCTTGGGCTGGCTGCTGCTCTCGGGCCTGACTCAGTAGTTCCGCAGCTTCAGCGATATCTTGGTCGCCCTTCTCGGTTGCGATTCGCTTCAAAACATTGATCTGCGCCGGGAGTGCTCCGATCGGCAGTTCCGTCGCCTTCGCAAGCCACTTGACCCAGCTCGGGTTCGTAACAAGCCGCGCCGCAATATTGGAACCAACGCCGCCCGCACCGAGCCAAAGCGCCGGCGCAAGGTTCCCCGTCATGATCGAACCGCCAAGACCGCCCCAGTAGGCGAAGTTGGACCCCTGCCGCGCAGTGCCGGATGGGTTCGCCAACGCTTTACCGCCATCCTTGATCCGCTCAGCGACCTTCGAAATCTTGTCCAGGTCCTGACTGAAGCCGGGGCCGTAGCGGTCAAACAGCGCCCGGCGTGCTTCGGGGCTGGTCTTGTTCCAGTTCGTCAGGAACGTGGCGGCGCTGAACGCATCACCAGCGGCGTCTTGGGCGCCCGGATTGGCCAGGCCCATGCGGCGCAGCGCCGCCGCAGTGACCGCCTTCTGCCCCTCTTCCGGCAGCGACTGCATGACCGAACGCAGCGTGGACCCGCCATCTTTAACCCCGCCCATGACCGCCTGGTAGATTTTCTCTGGACCGCCGTTGCGGTCGATCACGCGGTCAATGTCGTCGATTCGAGTGGCGCGCGCGTTGAAGTAGCGGTTGGCGCGGTCCAGAGCCTGTCGGGCCTCTGGAGTGGTCGCCGCCGCCTCCATGTCCTGGCTCAGCGCGGCATACACGGCCTTCCACTTACTGCGCGGCACGTCGGACACCAGCGAGGTGTTCTCCAGCTCCCCGCCGACCAACGTCCGCAGCTTCCGCAGTGCCTCGTAAGGCAATTTCCCGTCGATCTGGCTGGTCAGGTAATCGTTGACCTGCTTCTCCACGTAGTCGCTGCCGAAGTTCTGTTGATTGATGGCCGAGTCCGGCGTCACACGCTGATCGATGGCCTGCGGCGACATCACCTGCGCGTCGAGGTCCGCCCGCGACATCATCTGCGCCTCGATATCAGCCTGCGTCGGCAACCGGGCATCGATGCTTGACCGGGTAGGCACCTGGCGGGCGATTTCCTCGTCGCTGATGACCGGCATGAGGGTCTTGCTGGTCTCGGGGAACATGGCGCGGCGCTGGTTTTCCGCAATGGCAGCCTGCTGCTGAGCCCGCAACTCCAGCTGCAACTCGTCCGCCTCCTGATACAGCTGCGCGCGCCGCCCCTCGATCATGCTGGCCATGCGATCGCGGACGCGATCCTGCTCTGCCGTCAGAGCATTGCGCTGGTTGCCGGCTTCGGCCACCAGATTCTGCCGCTGTACGTTCGTCTCCTGCGCAAGCTCTGCACGCCGCAGCTGTGCCTGCTCCGTCAGGTCGGCCCGCATTTGGTCCACCTGGGCGCGCATCCCCGGCCGCGACAGCACGCCTTCAATTCCGCCCGCATCCTTGGACAGGGCGCTTTCGATACCTTCGAGGCGAGCGTTCTGGAAGAAGCGCGAAACACTGGGCGCGCCCGGGATTTCCTCGTTCAGGGAGGCCAGTGCGGCGCGTACGTTGTCGATGCCCACGCGCTCGTTGTTCGGAAGCAGGCCGTCCAGCCGATTGTAGAGCTGGTCGGCGCGTTCGCGGCTGGTGCGGATAAAGCCACCCTCGCCGCGAATGCCCTGCTCGATCGCGCGACCAGCGCGTTCAGCACTGGGATTCCGGAACAGGCTATCCGCCTGCTGCTGCAGACCGGACCCGATAGCGTCAGCCTGGCGATCGGCAAATCTCGCCATGACGCCCGCGCTTGTCGGCCCAGCGCCAAGCAGCGTTTCAGCGCCCTGCCGGGACCAGGCACCCGTGCCCTGCCCGACCGAAGGCGTAGCGCCGAGCACCCCAAAATCGTCAATGGCCTGCGCCAACTGCTGGCGGTTGCTCTCACCCCCTCGCAGAGCGCCACGCAGCGCCGCAGGTGCGCCGGCCGTGACCAAGGACGGCCCAAGTCCACCCAGCAGCCCGGCGGCGATCTGCGCCCCCGCGCCGCCACCGCCCTCGCGCACTGCTCCGCTCGCACCCGCCCCGGCGCCAGCGCTGATCGCCTGCAGTACCGGCTGTGCCGTCAGAATGTCGCCGGCCCGCCCGCCGAGAGTGGGAGCGTTGGCCGCCACCTGCTGCAGCGGAGAAGCGGCCGCGCGCGCGGGATTGATCAGCGCCCCTTGGCTTGCTGCGAGCGAAGCACCGGAACGGCCAGCGTTGAGGCCGGCACCAGCGCCAAGAGTCAGGCCGGTGCCGGCGATAGCCTCACCCACATCGCCAAGCACCCGGTCGCCAGCCGTCTGTGCCTGAGGCAGACCCAGGGTGTCGGCCAGTCGGCCGGCATTGTCGCGGAAGCTGGCAACGGGACGCCCTGTTACTTTCGTTTCCAGGGCGCCGAGCGCATCGCCACCGACGGCGCCAAGCAGGCCTCCACCCGCCTGGATGATCGAGCGCAGGCCGAACATGGCGTCGCGGACCTTGCCTGCTTTCCAGCCATCCGCCTGCCGGCCGTCCGCCGTTGAATCGACAGTAGCGGTGACTCCGGAGAAGTCTGGTGGAAGGGCGTTCACCGTGCCGAGCGTGGGAATCGATTGGTCCTGGTACTCGGTCCAGGGGCCATCCGCGTACATGTCAGCCTGCTGGTTATGAAGACTCTCCGCGTAGGCGGTTGCATTCTCGGGGGTGTCGAAGACGCCGAGATTCCGCCCAGTTTTCTGGTAAGCGGCGATCGCATCCTCGTCACTCAGGATTCGGCCGTCGTCCGAAACGGTCGGGATTAGAACCTCGTTGCCATCGAAGTTTGCGGAGATCGAGCGGACAGTGGAGATTGATCCATCCGGATTGCGCACCACCGGCCGCTTCGTCAGGTCTATGTTCCCGGCCGCACGTTGGCCACGAGCTAGCTCGGGCGCAGATGAGGCCTGCTGGTACTCCTCCCAAGGCATCGGACCCGCCATTAAATCTTCTCCCAACTGTTGCGATCAGCGGGATTGCCGCCGCGGAACCGGTATCCATTGCGGACCGTTCCTGCCGCTGGCGCCCCGCCCTGAGCCGGCAAGCCCTGCGCGCGCACCGGCGCAACAACCGAGGGTTCGCCCAGTGTCGGTTGCCGCCCGTAGTTCCCATTGATCAGAGCCTGCTTTCGCTGCTGCAACTCGACAGCCCGGCGGTTGAACCCGGAGAGACGCTGAAGCGCAGATGCAACCGTCTTCTGGTCGCTTGCCCCCATGAGCTCTTCTGCTGCACGCTGCGCGTCGCCTTCGGTCTGAACACCCTTGTTGAGCCGCAGCGACTCGTTGACGATCTTGGTCAGGTCAGCTTGCCATTCCTTGCGAGCCACGTCGGCGTCAGTCGACATGTTCAGCGAAGTGCGCAAGTTGGCGCCAAGCGTGTCCGCAGGGCCAACCTTCAGCGTTCCATTTTTGATGCGCTCTGCATTCTTCTGGATGATGTCGTTCAGCACTTCGGTGCTGCCAAGAGCATCCTCAATGCCGAGCAGCTCCTTCAGCGCTCCCACCGGAAGTGTCTTGTCACCAAGCGTTCCGCCTGCCGCCTTGCCACCGGGATTCCACTGTCCAGTACGCTGCATGCCGAACTGCGCCGCGTCGATGCCGGCCGCCTGCCGAGTGCGCGCCGCGGATGCATTGGAGCTGTTGGCACTGGCGTAGCTTGCCGCCGCACGGGCAGCGTCTGCAGCCATTCCGGCCCGGCCCTGCTCCGTGGTCGAGATACCACCCCCGCCCTCGCGGAACTGGTTTCGAATGAGGTTCTGGCCTTGGACTGCGGCCAGCTCCTGCGGGCCATTCGCCACGCCGAGCATCGACGCGTTGGCGCCATCCCAATCACCCAGGGTGGCCCGATTCACAGCATCGCGCCGGTAGGTCGCCCCCTCGATGTCGCCCAGGGTCGAGAAGTCGAGCTTGTCGTTGCCCCTGATCCCAGCCGTGATGAGCTGGTTGGTAGCGTCAACGTCGCCAGCCCTGTAACGAGCCATCAGCTCTGGGGTGATCTGGAAACGCTGGTCGTTCAGATCGTTGGCGAGAATCGCATCCGATCGCGACTTGCGCGCCTGCTGCAGCGCCTGTTCGACCTTGTAGGCCCGGCCAAGCTCGTCGTTGTACGTGCCCCGGGTGTTCCCGAAGAGAGCGCTGCCGAGCACCTGCCCAGCGCTGTACGGATCGGCCATTACGCCCTCCCCATGGTCATGGGGTCGTAGACCCCGTAGTAGTTGGCGCCGAGCTGCGGCGAAGAGGCTGCACCGGCCATGCCACCACCGCCGGCCATGGCGCCGCCGGCAGCAGTAAGGCCGCCAGCGATCAGGTCAACCTCCGGGCGCCGGCGAATCTGGCGCAGGCGCAGCTGGTCGATGTAGCGCTGCCCGGCGCTCTCGCGCGCGGCCAGGCCGATATCGGTGGCGAGGTTGCCGTAGCCGAACGCCTCGCCCTGCCGCTGCATCTGCGGGGCGTCGATACGCGACATCAGGCCGGCGGTCGTCTGGGCGCTATCTGCCGCGCCGGTACGCGCCGCGGCGCTGTCTGCCTGGAACGCGGTCCCGCCCACCGGCGAGCCGAAGCTGCCGTCGGTCTGGCGCTGCCCACGGCGCAGCGTCTCCATGTACTGACCCAGCCGCTGGGCGCGCTCGTCCTGCGCGGTACTGGCTGCGACGTTGGAGATTTCGTCGTTGACGCGGCGATCGACGTCCTGCTGCTTTCGGGACTGGCTGAGCAGGCCCTGCGCCGTGGCCTCGTCCTGCTTGCGCAAGACGTTCTGGGTTTCCTGCTGCTGCATGGCGGTGCCAGCGACAGCCAGGGCGATTGGAATGAACTGACCCATGGCTCAGGCGCCTCCGCCGTAGAGATTGAAGTTGGCATCGCGGTTGGCCTGCCGACGGGCGGCCTCCTCGCGGCGCTGTTTGACGAACCCGCCGATCGTGGCGAACTGGTCGCCCAGCTGCTCGCCGTAGGCTTGCGACTTGGCGCTCTCGAAGTTGGAGCGCAGGCCGGCCGCCGCCTGAGTCGCCGCGGTGGTCGCGTCAAGGCCGGAGGTCGCCAGCTGGATCAGGCGCGCGCGTGCATCCTGGTCGGCTGCCTCCAGCTGCGCGCCGGCGCCCTGCGCCCTGCTCTCAACATTGAGCAGGCCGCGGTTGTAGTCGTCGGCCATCCGCCGGTTCTGGTCCACGTTGACGCTGCCGCCGGTGAGGCCGCCTCGCGCCAGCGAGAACCGCAGCTCGCGGCTGGCGTCGGTGTTCTGGCGATTCAGGTCCTCCAGCGCGCGCGTGCGCACCGCAGACACGAAATCGCTGATATCGCGCTCGCGGGTCGGGTCGTTGAAGACCTTGTTCACCCGCTCCTGCGTCGCCTTGATGTTGGCCTGACGCTCCATCTCCAGGCGCGCGGCCACGTCAGCGGCGGACTCGCCCTGCTTCTGGGTCTTCGTCAGGCCGAGCGGATCGAGCCACTTGCCCGCACCGGACTTCTGGATTGTCCCGGTCGGGTCGGCCCAGTTGCCCTTGCCGATATTGCCGCCGCCCGCCATCAGGCCTTCTCCTTGGTTCGGGAAAACACCACCGCGTCCGCGCCGTTGGCGCAGTAACCGCGCAGGGTTGCCTCTCGCGTGTAGCCGAGCGACCGCTCGTACCACTCGAACGTCTTTTCACGGCCGGCCAGCCCGATGAGCTGCAGTCGGTGCACCTCGGGGCGCGCCAGCATCCGGTCATTGAGCCTGCGGGTGACCTTCGTGATGGTCCGCCAGTGCTTCTCCCATCCATCCATCGTTCCGAGCTGCCAGCCCTCCCAGACGCCCGGGCGCACCTGCCAGAACCCACCGGCCACGACGGGCACGTTGTCGGCCAAGATGACGAACTTCGGTCCATACACCGCCGCCATGCGCAGGACTGCCGGCTGCGGGTCGTACTCGGTATCACCGGTGACGGCCAGGTCCTGCTCGATCTCGTCCGGACGCATGTGTCGCGCCAGATAGGCGAGGTCTTCGATCAGAACCTGTTCGGACGTGATGATATGGGTCACGGACCGTTTCCAAAGTCATAGAAGGACAGCTGCGACTGCTGCAGGCTCCAGCGCTGACCTGGCGCAAAGTCAATGCGCAGGCTGAAGGTCGGGGCGGCCATCGGCAGCGGGATCACACCACCCGGCAGTGTGTCCGGATCAATGGCATATGGCTCGGTGAAAGCTGCCAGGTTGCGCTGGTCATATCCGATGCTCACGCTCGGTGCGCCTTGGCTCACGATGTCGAACCCCTCCATCATCTTGGTCACTCCCGGCGTGCCGAAATCGAGCCATGGCCACTGGACCGCGCCGCCAAACGGGATCGCCTGGCCGCCGACGTCATCGCTGACCGCAAAGTCCGTAACAACGCTTATTTCATCGCCGTGGCGCACATACAGATCGTTGCCGAGTTGCGTGAACGCATCAACGGAGAACGGGAACAGATAGCGACTCCACGCCCCCTTTTTCCCTGATCCAACCATGGTGTAAACAAATACAGTGGAACTATGCGAATAGACCTTTCGTTCAGGCCGATATTCGATACGGCCGACCCAGTTGCGGCACTGGATGTAGCAGGACTCGTCATCGAAAAGAACTCGCGTCGCTTCGGCCCCATCCATCGACGCATGCAGGACTCGGGGACCTGCTAGCGTCCAGCTGACGATGTTGGCGAACTGAGCGCCAGCAGCCGCACCGCCCGGGATAGCCGCATATATGGCACAGATGGTGTCGCCGTCTATGCCGAACCCACGGAAAGCGCTCAGCGTCAGGCCGAACGCCCGTTCATGCACCAGAACGAGGTCTGCGGAGTACTCCTGGAACCGACCGTCCTGCGTCACAACAAAAATGCGGCCGTCGCGCGCTCTCGTCATCCAAAAGCGTGGGTTTACTGTGGTGCCGACACCTTGGACTACCGCTGATTGGGGGATGGCAGCGCCGGTAGGGCTCAACGGGAACCTGTAAATCACGTTGTTGGCCTGCGAGGTCATACGTACGCCGATGTAGACCTCCGACTCAGTCATCCAGACGAGACCGCCATACTCTGGCGCGTACCCATCCTCATTAAACCACCAGGAAGCGGCTTTCCCCTGCGGTTGGTAGTAACCGGTGTACAGACCTCCAAGAATCGTTTTGCAATAGCCAAACTGGCCATCCGCGCTGATCCCAACACGGCTCTCGTTCATCGCGCGCAGATAGAGCCGGGCATCGCCAAACGTAGAGCCATTCCAAATGACAACTTGGCTTTCGTCGTTGGGCGCGAGGAGGTAGTTGTAGTGCCTGTAGCCGAACGCTCCGCTCGGAGCCAGCGTGTCAGGCGAATAAGCAGCGCCGATCCCCCCACTCTTCAGCGGGTAGATGTAGGCGCTTTTGTATGTGCCGCTCAAGGTCAGGGTGTTTGTGACCGAAACGCCAATGACACCGGGGATTACGCCGGTCTCAGCAGGCGCGGGAACTTCGGAAATCGAAAGCCAGTATTGGCCGGCACCTGGGTAGTAGGTCCCGACCACCTTCCCCCCGTTCTGTTCGCCAACTGCCATTGCGGCACGGATCAGCGTGTCGATCGGTGCCCCGACGTCGCCCGCAGATAGATTCTCTGCTGCGTTGGCGATACCGACGGTCCTGACGCCAAGCTGGGACAGGTAGAACATGTCATTTGCAACCGGGATTGCTGCTTTTGGCCATACAGAGCCAATACCATCCATCTGGTCGAGAATTGCCATCGCCGCAGGGTCGGGATCGACTTGCCAGTTCTGGAAACTGCTGGCGTTGAAGGCGACCAGGTTGGCGCGGTACTGCTGGAGCACGGCCATATCGTTGGAGTTCGCCTGCTGCAGTCCGGTCGGCAGGTATCCGGCGTCATCAGCAGTACTCCAGTCCAAGGGGTTGGCAGTGGCACAGAACTTGACGATGTCCTTGTCCACGGCAAAAACCTTGCTCGCCACAATCGCGACCACCTTCGAATTGGGGCAGCGCTCATCCTCGACGCGCCGGGATACTGCCTCCCAATTGATAGTTCCGTCTCGCACCATGCCACCGATGCCATTTGGCCAGGTCGGCTCGGTTGCGCCGCTTACGTACCGCGGCGATGCCGTCCAAGTTATGCGACTGGTGGTGACCGCCTCCCAGATGACGTCGTTGTCCACAACCTGCAGGCCCAGGATGCCCGGCCAGGCCGGCTCATTGGCACCCGAGGTGCCCGATTCGGGCTGCACCGCGCGATACACCAGTCCATTCGGCAGTCCAGCGCTGGCCCCGGACACGGAGAGGTTGTCGCCGAAGATCGCATGGTTGTGGTCGGCGACTGACGTCAGGTGGATTGCCGCGCGCGCGTACGCCGCGCCAGCAGGACACACAGCATCGACCTTCGACTGATGCCAGGCGCCGCCCGAGCCACTGTCGACCACATTGCCCTTGTCGATCGACAGCTCGACGTTGGTGGCGCTGTACCAGCGGACCTCCGCCCAACCGGCAGTGGCACCGGCGACCGACGCGCCCTGCTGGATCATTGCCGTGGCCGTCAGCGTGGCGCCTACGGGCACAACCAGCTGCGCGTTGTTGAGCGCCACGCCATCAGGCTGATTGCCGGGGAGCTGTACGCACCCGCCGCCGCCATAGCCGCCTGACGCCGTGTAGGCGGCCGAACCGCTGAAGGTCCAGCCCGTCGCTCCGGCGAAACCGCCGTTCGTCACCTGCGGGTTATTCGGCGCCGGCGCGGTGACAGGCTGCACCAGATCGCCCGGGAGGTAGAAGTTACCGGCCTGCCAGAAGGGAGCAGCCATTATTGAGCCGCCTGGGAGCCGCTGCCGGAGCTGCCGCTGAACTTGTAGCGGTCAACGATCTGCGGCGGCAGCGAGATGTTCGGGTTTTCCGGGTCGATGGCGGCGGGAACGGCCACGTCGCTGTCCTCGAAGGTGGTGGCGCCATCCGCAGCCGGCCACGCAGGCTCCGTCGGGCCAGACTTGGGAGACGGGCCGAACACGTCGGTCGCGGTGTATTTGAAGCCGTTGTCGACGGTCGGAACGATCACATCGCCGAGCGAGCGAGCCACGTTCTTCACCCAGACCTGGAAGGACTGCGTGCCACTGGACAGACGGTAGGCGATGCCGTTGGCGGCGCTGGGCGTGACCAGCGCGCCGGGCAGATAGGACTTATTCGGCTGCCAGACGGTGCCGCGCTCGAGCCAGTAGTGGAAGACGTCGCCGTTGGCGAACTCCGGCACCACGTACAGGTAGCCGAGGAACGGCCCAGCGAAGTGGATGTCCTTGAGCGGCATGTCGGGGATCGAGGGGTGATTCAGCACTTCGCACTCGACCGTCGGCGATGCGGCGGGAATCGTGCGGGTAACGTGGCTGAAGACGATCAGCTTTCCGTCGTAGGCGCACATGCCCTTGGTCCCCTCGGGCAGCGTGATCTTGTTCTGCGTGCCAGGCCGCTGCCGGATGACGCCAGCCTGATCGACGTAGCCGTCCACCAGGTCATAGAGGGTGTTCGGGTCCGCGCCGCCCTTCGTGCGCAACCGGTTGATGCCGCCCTTGGCCGCATTGAGCGTGACGAGACGGCCGGTCATGCGAATGGCACCTCAGGCTTCGGGGGCACATAGACCCACGGCGAGCCGACCGGCGGACCCGGGATGTAGCGCGCCGTGGCGTGCGTGCCAGCAACTAGGTTGGCGATCATCACCTCCAGCTGCTGGACGTAGGTCTGCGCGTCTGCCTGCCGGTAGTGCTGCTTGCCGTTGTAGAGCGCCAGCAGGAACACGATCTCGCTGTCGATCGTGGTCTTGTCCGTGTCCTCGGTGAAGCGGTCGAGGTCGAACTTGCCCTTGATGACAAGGTTGCCCAGCGTCTCGTCCGGCGCCGGCGAAATCTCGATGCAGTTGCGGAACTCGTAGCGCTGCGGCAGGCCCGTCAGCTCGTTGGTCGTGTACGCGCGCGGGTTGATCCCGGGCAGCATCTCGCTCCACACGCCGTCGCGCTCGCGTCCGACCCACGTCACCTGGCGCGGGTTGATGATCTTGGAGCAGGACTGCGGGGCGCTCTGCTCGTCGTTGTCGGGGTAGTCGTACAGGCGCTGCCCGGCCACCAGCGGCCAAGAGAACCAGCGTTCCGTCTTGAACTCTCCGTTCGGACGGCGGTAGAGCGCCACCTGGGCGCTCTGCAGGATGTCGTTGAGCAGCTCTTTCATGCCCGGAGGCGGGTTGGCCGCCTGTGCAGCGAAGCCCAGCCGGACCATCAGCCGCTTGCGCAGCTCGGCCAGCGTGGCGTTTCCGTCATTGCTGGCGCAGGCGCACTGGATGGGATCGGTGATGCTCATGGGCCGCCTCTTGAAGGGCGGGCCAGGTTCCCCCAGCCCGCCGGATTGCTACTTTCCGCGGTGGATCAACCGCCCAGGGTGCCGTGCGCGCCGGCCTGCGCCGCGTCGTACAGCGCCTGCAGCTCGGCCTTCGGGGCGTTGCCCTTGTGCTCGACGCCCAGACGGGTCAGTTCCTCGCGGAGTTCGGCGTGGGACAGCTCCGGCTGTTCCTCGCTGACATCGGCAGTGCCGCCGGCCTGCGCCGCGTTGGCCGACTGCTGCCGACCCTTCTGGCCCGGACGCGCCGGCAGACGGCTTTCGACGACAGCCTCGGACTGCTTCGAGAACGTGTCGCGGCCCTGGACCATGCCGAGCTCCTTCGCCACGTCGGCAATGCCGCGCGGGAAGACCTGATCGACGATCGGGCGGTACTTGTCGCCGTACTTGGTGACGAGGCGCTGATACTCCTGCGCACCATTGTTCGGCAGTTCGATGGCGTGATAGTCGTCGTTGAGGACGGTGATGTTGTCCTCGCCATGGATCAGCTCGAGGATCGGCACTTCGTGCTCGAAGAACGAGTCGGTGATGGTCACCTCCGAGCTGCGCTGGATGGCGATCTGCTGCAGGGTGACAACTACGGTGTCGTTGCTCATATTCCCTCCTCGGGAATCTGTGAGCGGCCCTGTCGCGCAGGGCCGCGAAGGGGGATCAGCCGGCCGACATGTAGACCGTGCCGGCGGCGGACAACTTGATCCACTGCGGCAGGTTCTGGACTTCGGTCTGGCTGTTGGCGGCCAGGGTGGCGAGCGTGGTGTAGGTGCCGGCCTGCGTATCGGCGCCCTGCAGCGTCGCCGCGGTGCCGGTCAGGTTGGCGAACGTGGCGCTGCCGCCGCGCAGGAACGGGCTGGTGCCAGTCTTGAAAGCGGTATCGGTGACGGGAGTGGACTTCATGGGCGGTTCCTCTGTATCCGGGGGAAAGCCCCGGCCGAAGCCGGGGCTACCAGGTCAGGCGATGGACAGCACGGCGTGCGCGTTTCGCTTCTTCGCGGTCAGGCCGTACTTGCTGGTCTGGGCGTAGTAGGTCACGTAGCGATCCGGCAGCTTTTCCGGCTTGCGCTTCTTCATCCACTGGCCCGGCAGCGGACGGAACTTCAGGAAGTTCTCGTTGATGAAGTAGCAGCGCTTGGTCCACGGGTAGGTGATCGCACCCAGCTTCGCGTCGAGCAGTTCGAAGGTCGGGTCCCACACCACCTCGAGGCCCTTGTAGTAGACCGTCGAGACGCCCGGATCGAGCGCGGTGCCGCCCTTGGGGGTGACGATGATCTGCCGGTTGACCTCGATCTTCGCCTCAGCCTTGTAGGCGTTGAGGAAGGCCTGGCCGCACACGATCTTGGTCGGCAGGCCGCCGCCATAGCGCATGCAGGCGTCCCACATGGCGTCCATCGCAGCCACCACGCCATTCAGCGGGATCGCCATGCTGGCGTTGTTGCGCCAGTAGGTGCTGGTGCTGGCGTTGATGCCGCCGACCACATCGCCGGTGCCAGGGGTGGTGGAGATGATGTGGTCAAGGCCGGGGACAGCCTTGGCGGACTGCGAGCCGTTCTGCAGGACTTCCAGCGCCAGACCTTCCTGCGTGCCCTGCTTGAGGGCCTGCCAGCTGGTCTTGAACAGGTTGACCAGCTGCACCTTCTCGGTCGAGCTCGGCACGGCGACGCCCTCGTCGTCGATGCTGATGCCGTTGGCGATCAGGCGGTCCTCGTCGAACCAGAAGCCCTCGTGGTTGCTGTAGTACTGGAACTTGGCGAAGCGGTTCGGGTCACGCTCGTTGTAGGTGACCTGGTCGGCGCCGCTGTAGTTCTGGTAGTTGCTGTCGTTGGAGACAAACAGCTTCTCGTTGAAGATGCCGTTGCCGAAGATCGACTCTTCCTTGCCCTGGATCAGGATGTCGAGGGTTCGGTGGGCGACAGTGATCTGGTCGATCGGGTCGTTCTTGGCGTAGCTCTCCAACGTGTAGTTGGCGCCAGCCGCAATCTGTGCGGTGCTGAAAGGCATGAGGGTGTCCTCGAATGGGGAATGGTTTTGAGATGTCCATCCACGTTCGAGGGGGCGAGGCCTCTTACTGCCCTACCGGGCGCGACTCCGGCGTACTGCATGCGTGGCGCGGTTGTCAGCCGCAGGGGTAGATTGCCCCCACAGTGAAACGCGTCAACGGATACAAGAAACCCCGCCGGAGCGGGGTCTTGTTGGGTCAGGCTGCAGCGTTGTTCGCCTGCTCGATGCCGAAGTCCAGCGCCTTCATCGGGTCATCGAACGCCGGGGCCATCGCCGGGCGCGGACCAGTCGGACGCAGCGGGCCGGGTCGCGGCAGTGCAGGGGCGGCGGGAGCCGCAGGAGCAGCGGCCGCCGGCGCCTGGATGCGTGCATACGCAAGAGCCGTTGCCTGCGGCCACTGACTCGGATGCAGCGTGGCGCGGATGTGGGCCACGGCCTCGTTGAGCGCCGGTCGCTTGGCCAGGTAATCCGGGTCCCGCGCACGTGCATCAGCGTCGAACTCTTGCAGCCAAGCAATGCCGCCCTGCTCCGCCTGCTGCTGCGCCTGGCTCTGTTCCTGCTCACGCTGCTGGGCCTGCGTGGTGACGGCCGACTTGGCGCGCTGGCCAGCGATCTCGACCGCGCGCGCCTTGGGCAGATCACCCGCCTCGACTTCCGCGCGGAGGTCCGGATGCGCGGCAAGCGGATCGTGCACCCCCGGGACTTCCTTACCGAGCATGGTGGCCAACACGCGGAGTTCCTGCTCCATGACGGAGTAGGCCTTCTCCGCCGAGGCGACATCACCCTTGCTCGCCTTGGCGATCAGGCCCAGATAGTCCAGCGCCTGCCCGTACTGCTCGGGGTTGGCGCCGGTGTCCATCACCATCTTGACCATGTCCTCGCCCACCTGGGAGCGCTGGATCAGGTCGGGCAGCTTGGAGATGTCCTCGATGCCGGCCTGCTTCAGCGCGTCACGGATCGGGGCCAGCTCTTTGACGTCGGCGGCCAGGGCGCGGAACCGTTCGGCCGACTTCTCCTTCAGGCCGAGTTCGCCGATCTCCTTCTCGGTCTCTGCGTCCGCAGCAGGCGGCGCGGCAGGCTCGGTGGGCGGCACTTCCGGGTCCGCTGCGGGATCGGCCGGCGGCGGATCACCTGCGGGCGGGTCCTGCGGCGCCGGGTCGGCGGGTGCGGGATCAGCGGCCGGCGCCGGATCGACCGGCTCGGCTGCAGGGGCAGGATCGGGCTGGCCTTCATCGGCCGATGCGATGCCTGCGTCCAGCGCAGCCAGTGCATCGGCGGTGGCGTCTACCGGTGCCGGATCGGTGCCCGGCTGGATGTTGTCGTTCGGGTCCATCACTTGCTCCAGGTTGCGAATACCCGCCAGATGGCGAGCGAGAGTGGGTGGTGTTGCGCCGTCCAGGCGGTGTAGATGCGGCTCATGCGGCCGCCGGACTTTCGGGTCGCTCGTACTCGCCACGGGCGCGATACACACGGATCAGCAGCACATTCCAGTAGGCGATCATGCACTTGGCCTGCGTCACGAGATCGTTCCGTTCGTCCTCGGAAAGGCCGGCATAACGCTCCGTGGTCAGGAAGGCATTGAGTTTGGCGATCCGGTCGTCCAGCTCCGTCTGCTCGGCGACCATGCGTTGCACATGCGGCGGAAGGTGGCCGACGTGCCCCATGGGCAGGTATGCGGCCTCGAACGTGTCTTTCGGCGACCAGCTGATATAGCCGTCTTCGTACTTAACCGAATAGCCATCGACGCCGTCCTTCTGCGCCGGCCACGCCTCGATGATCTTGGTCCCTACGTAGTGCTGGGTCATTTCGTGCTCCTATCAGGCTGCGAGTGGATCGGCGGACGGATCACCGCCGGGAGGTGCTGATTCCATGGGCGGCTGCTGACCGCCAGGACCGGCCGCCGGCTGAGGCTGCGGCGGCTGGACAGGCTGCGAGCCGTCGTTCTGCGGGATGAGTTGGTCGATATCGATGCGCTCGCCGCTGCGTTCGGCGGTCAGGCGCATGAGCTGCTCGATGGCGTCGGCCATGGACTCGGGCGATGCACCGCGCAGCTGGCCGATCTGGGTGATGCCCTGCTGCAGCAGCGGCAGCAGGTTGGCCCACGACTGGCGCTCGAGCGCGGTGTTCGGCTTGCCGGACGAACCGGCCCGAATCTCGATGCGCACGAACTCGGTGAGGTCGTCCGGGCCCATGTACGGCGGCCAGAACGCCGACGGGCCGGCGATGAAGCGCACGTCCTCGTCGGTCAGATACACGCGCGAAATCTCGCAGGTGTACTGGGCAAGGTCGCTCAGGACCGATTCGAGGCTGTCGCGACGGCTGCTGCTGCGCGCCTGGAAGCCCTGCTGCTGGATGTCCGCCTCGGTTGCGGTCTTGGCCGTATTGACCGAGCCGGACAGCGCCTCCTGGATACCCCAGATGCGCTCAAGCTCGGTGGTGATACCGACGCGGCTGTAGACCGCCGGGTCCATCTGCGGGTAGCTGATTGGCATCAATAGGTTGCGCAGATCGACGTTCGGCTGCGTCGTCTTGATCGCCACGTACTCGCCGCTCTTGGCCTTGACCAGCTTCTGGACCTCCTCCGCCTCCATGGCGCCAGCGTTGAACCCCATCTTGGGGATGATGCGGCGGCGATGCTCAGCCTCAGCCGAGCCGATGCGGTTGTACTCGTCCATCAGCTTCGTGGAGCGGGTGACCAGGCTCTGCGGGTGGCGCTGGCCGTCGACCTCGGATGTGCACAGCACGAAATACGGATAGAACCGGGTCGTGGCCGGCGGGTTGAACCCCGGCTTGACCCAGTACGGCACGCCGGTGATGCCGGTCAGGACCGTGTTGCTTACCGAGTCCCACAGCTCGACCACACGCAGGAAGCTGGTGGCACCGGTGGTGGAGTTGGTCGTGTAGGCGTCGGCATCCGCCGCGGTGACGCCCTCGGACATGGCGCTGACGCTCTCGTCCTTGCCCATGCACGGCTTGCGCGGGTAGTACCTGGTCGCCTTGCCCAGAATCTCCTCGGCGCGGCCCTTCTCGTCGTACTGCGCGAGGTACGGGCCGAACTGCGCCAGAGCGTCCTCGTAGGAGATGAACGACAGTTCCCCGTTCCACGGCGCGTCGAGGTGGTTGGCGATGGTGAAGCCCGGCGCTACCTGGAAGTTCTCGCCGTCCACGTTGTCGATGACGTAGCCGCGGGCCACCACACGCTCGGCACCGCTTTGGATCGTCTCCAGCTGGCGCTCCAGATCAGCGATTTTGGCCTCCTGGTCATTGCCGAACACACCCTTGACCGTGTCCCAAGCACCGGCGATCACACCGGCCGAGCCATCTTCCAGCTCGGTCTGGAGCGCCCGCGCCCGCGAGATGTTCTGCTGAAGGTCGTTGATCGCCGTCTGCGTCTCGGGCGAAATCTCGGTCCGCTCCTGCCATGAGGCCTTGAGCACGCCGGGGCCGATCGTCAGCGAGGAACGCACCCACGGCCGGCCGCGGCGCTTGAGGTTGGCGTCCTTCCACATCTGGGTGCCGACCGCTTCCATCGTTTCGCAGAACTGCTTCATCTCGCGGGAGCGGCGGGCGTACTGCTTGCGCAGCTTCATCACCTCGATGCTCACCAGCTTGTCCACCCCGCCCTGCGCGGCGAATGAGTCCTGCGCCTGCTGGCTCTGGGCGAGCGCTTGGTCTTCCGGCACACCGGCGGCGACCAGCTCGACCGCCACGCGGCGACCAACTTCCATCGCCTCATCCTCAGCCTGCTGCTGCAGCTGGGCCATGAGCTGCTCGTTCGACTCGACCACGTCGCGCAGCTGCTCAGGCGTGGGCATCCGGTGCGCGGGCCCGGGCGTGACGTCGAAGTCCGGGTTGCGGGCGTAGAGGAACGACTCCTGGATGTCGATGTAGGTGCCGATGAGGTTGGCATCGACCAGGAACCCGGAGTCGCCGCGTGCCTGGCGACGGTCGCGGGCGTACTGCCGCCGGGCGTCCACGTCGTACTCCCGGGCCTCCTCAAACCGCGCCATCCAGCGCCTCACGTCCGCCTGCTCGCGGCTCAGCTTCTTGGCACGCGCAGGATCAGGGTCTGCGGCCATCGCAATGCCGGTTTCGAGGGCGGCAATCGGCTGGTCAGTCATGGCGGATTCGCGAGGTCATTTGTCCTCACGTTGCCCGTTCTGGCTATGGCTTCAACGGTAGTAGTTGGCTGCGCGCTCTTCGTCGGCGCGGTCTGCGGCATCGCGCTGGGCGAACCACTTGTCGGTGAACGCCGCCGCCGGCGCCGCTTTCTTCTCGGGCGGCAGGCTGCCGTCGCTCATCAGGTCCAGGCCGCGAGCCAGCAGGCTGCCAACGTCGACCATGTCATCCCGCTTGCCGTCCTCACCGGTGAAGGCGCACAGCTGGTCGATCAGGCGATCTCCCCAGTCGGTGTTGGGGATGTGCACCGAGCCGGTGGCCGCGCGGGCCGCGAAGCCCAGGGCGCGATCGGCCTTACTGCCGGCGCTGGCCAGGCCCTCACGGTGGATGAAGGTCTGCTTCTCCCGCATGGCCTTGTTGATGGCGCCATCGACCGCGCGCAGGATCACGCCCTTCTCCTCGAAGGCGATCAGCGGCTTGCTGCGGCGGATCATCTGGAGCCACGCATTGATCCATACGGAGGGGTCTTCCTGCCCGCTCCACCAGTCGGTGAACCAGATGTCGCCCACGTGGTCCAGACCGGCGCAGCCATGCTCGGTCCAATCGGGGTCGGCCTCAGGGTCGTCCGCGTCGGGCGCGCCGGCGTAATCGCTGGCCAGGTACTTGCGCAGTCCGCCCGGCTCCTCGCCCAGGTTGAAGCGCTTGAACCAGTGCCGCTTGAACAGGATCCCGGCCCTGGCGCGAGGCTGGCCGCCGAAGATGTGGTCGTGCAGGTCCTGCGAGATGGCCAGCGTCTTGAGCCGCTCCGTCTCCATGGCAGGGTTCCACCACGGGTTGTCCTTCCAGTTGATCTGGATGACGGTGGCGTCCGGGTCATCCCCCAGCACCCAACGCTTGTACGCGTAGTCATCTTCCTGGTCGGGGTTGAACGTCACCCAGATTTCGGCGCCGGTGGTGCGCACGATGGTCGGGATCAGCTTGTTCCAGCTGTTGGCCGAGACGTTGGACGCCTCTTCCACCCACACCAGCGTGGCCCCTTCGAACGACTTGATGCTGTCGGCCGTGTGGTCCTGCAGGCCGGAGAAGCTGAAGGTCGAGCCGGTCAGCAGGCAGGTGATCCCGTCCTCGGCCTTCTTGTTGATCTTGAAGTAGGCCGACAGCCCCATCCGGTGGATGTAGTCCTCGATCACCCGCTTGGACGACTGGCTGATCGACTTTTGGATTTCGCGCACGCACAGGATGCGGTGCTTGGCCTGCATCGAGAGCATGACCAGTATCTGGGCCACGCTGTGGGACTTGGCCGAGCCTCGCCCGCCGTACAGCACCTTGAACTGCCGCGGCTTCAGCACCGGTATCAGCTTGACCGGAAGCGTCAGCGGCGTATGCGGCTCCAGCTTCCGAGGCTGAGGCGGCTTGGCGGCCCGCTTCATTTGTCCCTGGCGGGCGGGGCCACCGGCATGATGTAGAACGGCGGCGGGGCCGGCAGCTTGTCGCCGTCAGCGTCAGCCAGCTGGACCTTCTCACCCCACTTCTTTGGCGTCCGGCGGGCCATCTGCCACTTCAGGACGTCGATCATCACCCGCTTCTGATCAGGCGGGATCTCCAGATCGAACGCGATTTCACGCATCCGCTCAGCGTCCAGCTCATCGCCCTGTTCACGCGCGCGGGCGTACATCTCGCGGAACTCGTGGCGCTCAGCCAGCCACCGATAGGCCGTAGCCTCTGACGGCATGCCCGGCTGCTTCAGCGCTTCTCGCAGAGTCTTGTGCTCAGCGATGAGGGTGCAGATGTCCGCCGCCAGCCTGGCGCTGTAGCCGTTCGGGCGGCCTACGGGCTTGGCGGCCTTCTTGGCCTTCGCGGCAGCTGGCTTTTTACTGGGCATTCCTCGCCTCGAACAGCTTCAGCGGAACCCCGCACAAGAATGCCTCACCCTTCCGGATGCTCTCCATGAAACCGCCCGGTGACCGCAAGATGCGGGTTCGCGCCGAGACGGCCTCCATCAGGCTGATCGCCTGCGTGGGCGTAACCAGGAAACACTCCGGCTTTACTCTGTGGTTCGCCTCATAGGCTCTGATCTGGTCGCACGCCCAGTCCATGATGGTGTAGGTCATGACGCCACCTGATCAGCCAGCCGCTCCCGGCCAGCCTTGGTCACAGCGAACCGGCCGCCCTTCTCCTGCACGTAGCCGTGGCTCACCAGTGCATCGAGCAGCCCGTCCCCACCCTGGTGGTGATCGCGCCACTCCTGCCGGTCTACCGAGAACTCGCCTGCGAGGTAACGCAGGGCCTGGGTGATCTCGTTCTCCATCACCGCAGGCCCTCCTCGGTCGCACGGGCGGAGATGGTCACGGTTCCGGGCTGCAACCCTTCCCCGCCGCCGCAACGCGGCAACCCGTTCCCTCGGTGCTGGCTGTTGCCCACCTGCCAGCTGGGGCTACCGATACGTCCCTCGGTAGACGGGTTGATGTGACTGGTCATGCGGCGGCGTCCATGGCGGTGAACAGATCGAGCTGCAGGGTCAGGCTGGGCGCTGCCGGGGGCGGAGGGGCGATGCCCAGGTGCTCCCGGATGTCGTCCAGCACAGATGCCGCTGCCGATGCGTCGGCCTTGGTGAATCGGTACACCCCCACGAACCAAGGCCAGTACGGCGACCGCGGCCCCTGCCGGAGCATCTCCACGGCCACCGGCTTGTCCTCGGCAAGCACGAAGGCCTGCGAGGTGCTGGGGTCGATGAGCAGGCAGCTGGTCAATCCGCATGAGCGCTGGTTCTCTGTGATCCGGGGAACGATCCGGGAAACCGCCTCGATCGGGCTGGCTGGGTCCACGACGCAAAGCGGCCGCGGCTTCCACACCTGCCTGAAAGCGACACCTGTAGTTCTACCGGGACGGGCTTTGGCTTCAACGGATTTGCCCATGTTTCGATCTCCCCTGCGGAGTGGGATCACGGTTGTCATGCACGCACCTGTCGTTCGAGTTTTCTTGCCGCCCGGCGGGACTGGAACCGCATGGTTCCCCTGTGACCGGCCGATGCCAGAATCCCTGCCGTCGCCATGTTGCTGAGGCTGCGGGCGAACTTGGCGCGCAGCGGCGCATCGCCGATCCCCAACCCATCGCACACGTCGCCGGAGAAGTGCCAGCCCGGGTTGTCGGCCAGCCACTGCCTGATCTGTGCGGCACGGGTCAAAACTCCTCCCTCACCCAACCGCCGCCGCGAGACTTCGCGACTGCCTTGAATGCGATGAAGCGGAACGGGTACTGGTCGGCGGCGACCTTGATCTTCACGCGAGCGTCGTCGGTCCAGAAGCCTTTGATCTCGTGCATCTCCATGACGCCATTTCCGGACATGACCGCGAAGTCAGGGGTGTAGAACGTGCTGTCGGCCAGGCGCAGCTTCACGCCCTCGAAGCGGAACCACTCGACATCGCCGGACAGACGCAGCCGCTCCAGGTGCGCCGCATAGGCTGCCTCGGTCTTGTTCATCTGGCCGGGCTTGAGGCGGCCGAGGGCGTAGTGCTTCATACCGCAACCTTCACAGGCTTCGCGGATGCGATCAGCTCCTTCTCCCTCGCATCGAAGACTGCGATGCAAGCGGCTGTCGATGCACGGACCATGGATGCACAGGCCACAAGCTCTGTCGCACGCTCTGGCGGAAGCGTCTTCGCGATTTCCATCACCTCTTGGTAGGCTGATTCGATCTCGCTCATGCCGCCAGCCTCCCCTGTCCGTTGAGCCTGGCCAAAGTCACCGCCAGCGCGTCGATCTCGTCCATCTTCATGACGGTCCACATCACCCGTCGGCCGTGCAGCCCGTTGGCGCTGCCCTGGTGGCAGTCCTTGCACAGGGCGACCACCGTGAAGTGCTGGCCCTGCTTGATGTGGTGGGCGTCGGATGGCGCCGGAGCGTCGCAGACCGAACATGGCAGCCACTTCACCGCCTCGATGTGGGCTGACTCGGCAGCGGTGAAGGCCTTGGAGTTCTTGGATCGCATCAGGCGGACTCCTGCACCATGCAGCCGGCCATCGACTCGATCTGCTCGGCGGTGCACTTCGGCCAGTAGGTCGCTGCCAGGTGCCGGCACAGCCCGCGCATGACCTCGCGAAACTGGCCCTCGTCCATCGACTCGAACGACAGCGACTGCGGGATTCGGGCCACGTAGGAGCCGCCGCCGCTGGGTAGCAGACAGGCGATCTCCTCGCAGCCCACGCCCGACTCGACCTGTAGCCGCTTGAGCACCTTGTGCGGGTCCATGCCGGTGAAGGCGTCCAGGTTCTCGGCGCACAGGGTGCCCAACTGGTGGGCCAGCCGGTGGAACTTCGGGTTGCGCGGCTTCTTGAACTCGGCGAATACCAGATCGCCCACGCTGTAGGAGCGCTGGCGCAGCCGGGCGGCAGTGGTGGTGTCGGCTACCCGGAAGCATCCCTTGTCGACTCGAAGGGCAAAGCGCTCGGGCGCCGGGGATTTACGGAGGGCGGTCATCGGGATATCTCTGGCGCTGCCGGGAGCGGCTGCCAGTGGGTCAGCCCCTGAATGTCGTCGTGGTGATCGCCGTCGTCCCAGGTGGCATAGCCGACGTTGAAATAGGCCGCGACCATATCTCCGTCTCCGAACAAGAGGAGACGCGTTCCGTCCCGTGGCGCGGTCTCGATGGGCTGCCACCGCAGTTTGAGCGCGGCGCGCAACGCGCGCATCACCGCATGAAGATTGATCACCGTCATCATCGAGCCGTACTCGAACGCCTCGTCCCGAATGTCCGGGCACTCGGCCTTGAGCAGCTCCCGCGCCTTCTTCTCGATGTCGCTCATGCCGCCCTCTCCCTCTTGATCTCGCTGTCTCGCTCGTCCCCGATCCACGTGCGGATGAACCACGCCACGTTGCGCCGGGCCATGTGCACCGCTGCGGCGATCTCGTCCACGCTGCAGCGCTCGGCGTGCAGCAGCCGGATTGCGGATGCCTTGCTCATCCCCGGCCTCCAACCTTGCGGCCAGGCCGCAGGTCCCAGCCCAGCTCCGCCGCTGCCGCTTCGGCACGCTCGGGATTGGCGGGGATCGGAACCTTCGCCAGAACCAGCTGCTCGCGCGGCGGCATCGCCTCCAACAGGTCGGCCGGCGTCGGCCACGTCTTGCGCTGGCGGCACAGCACAGCGAACCCGCGTTTGAACCGCGGCGAGTCAAGCTGCGCGTCGTACTGCCGGCCCTCAGTGATTGCCTCCAGCCAGACGGCGGCGGTCAGCTGGATGACCTCCGCTGCCGGCGTACGCTCCAGGCCCAAGCACATCAAGCGCTTCAGCCCCTCCGAAATTTCCCGTTTGATCCAGTCCGCCATTTCCAAAATCCTCCAATGCCATCAAGCCCTGCGCCGTTTTGCCCATCTGCTGCGGTTGTCGCCCACCGGGTCCGGCGCGCTGTTTTGCCCTCGATGCCGCCGCCATTAGCCACGGAGCGGGATCGCTGATGTCCTCGGATTCGGCTCGGTACAGCAGTGCGCCGAGCTCAACGTCACCAGCGGACTGCCGCAGCTTCCCCAGCAGGCTTCGAGCCTGTTTCTCGGGAATGCCCTTGCGCAGCAGGAAGCCGAGCCCTGAGCCCCAGATCGGATCGACCGGGACCAGCTCCACCGTGGCGACGACAGGCGCCGTAGCGTCAGCTACGGAGGAATCAGGAATCAGGAAAGGGGAATCAGGAATCAGCCCGGCTCCTTCCGGAAATTCCTCGGCTTGTCCCGGATTTTCCGGAACAAGTCCCGGACTGACCTCGGCATGCCCAGAAGGAGGCGGAAATGAGCTGGCCGCCTCTTTCTTGTGTGGGTTCTGGTGCTTGGCGAAATTCAGGATTTCGATGTAGCCCCTGTCATCAACCTCGTAGCGCACGATGAACCCAGATGCCGCCAGTGCAGAAAGCCCGGCAGCCACGTCGACGTTGTCGTAGGGGAAGATCTCCGCCTTGAGCCGCTTCGGACGGTCCTCAAGGCGGCCTTCGCGGTCGGCCTCGCACCACAAGCCTTGGAACAGGATGCGGTACTCGAACGGAAGCTCCGACAGTTCCTCGTTCTTGAAGAAGCCTGGCTTGATGTTGCGAGAGCGGCTCATATCAGGCTGCTCGCGGCGCGTCATCTGTGACGCGGGTGATCGGGAACCACGTGCAGCCGTTGCGCCCGTTGCTGGCCGAACACTTGCGAACGGCGCCCCGCACGATCAGCCCGTTGCGGGCCAGCTCCGGCAGGCGGCGGGCGAGCATGAAGCGATCGAGGCCAGTGGCGCGCGCCAGTTCCAAGCTGGTGAGGCCTGGATGCTTGCGTACTGCAGAGGCGGCGACGGAGTGCTGCTGGGCCTGCAGTCCAGACGACACGATGTGCGCAGCGGCCTCGTGGCTGCTGCTGGGATCGGCGGTACGTGCGGGATGATTCATTGCCAGCTCCTCAGCCCTTGATCGGGCGGGCATGCAGCGGGATGACACGATCGGCGCGGGCCTTCTCGGCGCCCTTCTTCAGGCTGCCGGGATTGAACGCGCGCCACGGGCGGTTTTTGGCGGGAGAGCTCACGGCCACTTCACTCCTGCCTTCTCCAGCGCGCCGGAGAGCTGGCCGACCAGCTTGGTCAGTTCCGCCATCGCCTCAGCCTGTGCAGCCTCAGGGCAGGTCAGGTACTTCTCGATCAGGTAGTGGATCGGGCTGAAATCCTTGGTCGCCGCGAAGTAGCGCTCCAGTTCGTCGATCGTCATGCCGCGCAGCTTGCCGCCGCTGTCCTGGCCGGCCAGCTTCTCGGTGAGCTTGGAAGGAGACATGTCCAAACGCCCCGCGGTCTCGACCAAGCCGCGGTCATAGACCACGGTGGTCATGTGGTCACGAAGGCTGCGGTTCCTTGTCAGGCCGGATTGATAAGTGAGGCTCAGGTGGCGCATCGGGGCTCTCTTGGGGTTCTTGGGAATTCGGGGGACGACGTGTTCCCCTGAATTCCCCTGCTTGGTCGTGAAAATGGCCGCTCACCGAAACGGAGAGCAGCCAGTTGGAGATTCAGATCAGGGACGAAGCGGCCATGTCAGGCGGCCTTCTTGCGGCGGGCAGCCTTGCGGATCTCAGTAGCGGCCAAGTCGATCAGGGCCTTCCCGGTCTCGTAGGAGGGAGTGACCACGCTCCTGCGGATACGGTTGACCGTGGTCTGGTTGACGTTGAGCTCAGCGGCGATGGCCTGTTCGGTCATCCCGCCAGCCAAGAGGATCGCGATGGCGTCGGATGGGTTCATGCGCACGATTATGCATTGTTGCATTCCCACGTCAATGCATCATTGCATTCGACCCGACGAACGGTCATGTCTCACCATCTCCGCATGACATTCCTCGCGAAAAACCTCCGGTTCCTGGCGCGTAACGCTCACATCAAGCAGGCTGCACTCGGCGAGCGACTCGGGGTTCAGCAATCAACGGTGCAGCGGATCATGTCCGGGGCCACGGAATACCCTCGCCTGGACAGCTTGCTGGCGATCACCTCTTTCTTTAACTGCAGCCTGGACGACCTGATCTATCGAGACATGGAGCTAGACGGTCCCGGCTCGTCTCAGGTTATGGGATTCGCCGATGACACCATGGCTCAGGCGGTGGAGCTGCTGCACATGCTGGCCGAGCTTAGGCCAGACGACGCGAGGTTCCGCCGGGTTTCATGGCGTGCAATCCAGGTGACAGCGAAGGCCATTACCAAGGCTGAGGGCTCTCAGAAGGATGCAGTGCGCATGATCTTGGAGGAGTTGGTAAAGGAGTGAACTTGTGGCGCTGGATTCAATAACGTTAAAGACCCTTGCTATCGAACTGGCGGCTGCGCTGCCGCCAGTTGCCCCTGATGTATCGCAGGGCGCGCCCCTAGACATCTCTTCCAGAGCCAAGAAGACCAGGTCCATCCAGCGCATCGCGGATGCTTATAACTGGCATTCCGCCATCGTCCACTTCTTGGACATGAAAGACGCCTCCTACATCTCAGACCTCTCCGAACCCCAGTTGGATGACCTTCTGGAGCGGATGACAGGCTATGTAGACGCCGCAGAGATGGGCTGCAGCCTCGCGGACAGCCTTCCCGCCTACTAAGCGGGAGCCAACCAGCTTGGCAAAACCCGGGCGAAGCTGAATCTGCAACTACCGTTCGTCGGCTCGTTGAAAATAAATGCATTGATGCATTGACATGGAAATGCATGGATGCATAATCACTCCATCGCCCCACGACACCCTCACAACGAGGCGGGGCTGGAGAACGAAGATGAGCCAGCAGTCGCAGCAGCGCTTCACCCAGACCCACGGCGGCGTGCTGACCGTCATCGATTCGACCACCGGCCTCGAGTGGATCGCCAAGCCGCTGGCTGGCGAGTTCGAACACCAGAAGGCCATCGACGCCTGCGCCGCGCTGGACTTCGCCGGCCACAAGGATTGGCGCCTCCCGACCCGCGCCGAGCTGCTCACCCTGGTCGACATCACCCGCCACGAGCCGGCGATCGATACCGCGGCCTTCCCTGACTTCCCCAAGCGCGGCTGGTTCTGGACCTCCGACCTGTGCGCCTGGTCTTCGGCGTCCGCGTGGTTCGTCCTTTTCAACTACGGCTACGTCGACAACCACCCCCGCGACTACGACGGGTTCGTGTTGGCCGTGCGTCGTGCCGGTCAGTAATTGGCCTTTCTGACATAGGGGTCACGACATGCCAGCCGACTACCAGATTGCCCGTAACGACGACGCTCCGGAGCAGAACGACGAGGCCTACCAGTTCGCCTGCGATCAGGTGGCGGCCGAGCTGGAGTCCGCGGCCGAAACCGCCGACATGGTTTCGGCGTTGAGTGGATCGCGGCACGTCGTTCACTTCCTGATGTCTCAGAAGATTCCGCCGCACCTGCTGCCCTATGCCCGTGACCTCGCCGAGTTGGTCCGCAATATCTCCGACCGCGTGGATGGGCAGATGCAGACGTTGACCAGCTCCGACATGAGGGACGCCGCATGAACACCTTCGAGAACACCCGGTTCCGCCAGCTGGTCCAGAAGCGCGCCGAGAGCTTGGGCTACTGCCCGATGACTGTCCGCCAGATCGTGCGGGTGGCCGTTGCTACCGGCCTCGGCACGCTCGCGGCGCAGGCTCACCAGGTTGTGCCCTACCCGGCCAGCTCGGCGACGTGCGGTGATGCGGCATGAGCGCCTTCGCCCTAGCGGCCATCGACACGCAGATCGAAGACTGCCGCGCCACCGGGCACACCGGCAACGTTGAGAACCTGATGAAAGCCCGCGCCGCAGTCGCCGAGCTGATCGAGGCAGATGAGACTCTGGACGCTTGTCGGGATGAAATTCGACGCCTCCGCGAAAGGATGGATAACGACCGCCCGCTGCATCCCGACACTCCAGCGCTGCACCGCCTGGAGGCAGCCATCAAGCGCCGCGCTACCGCCCTCGCCCGCGTCCGGGGTGCCGCATGACCGCCGCCGACCGCGCCGCGCACCGCTACGCCATCGGCCACATGGCCGCCTACTTCCTCGCGTTCTGCCTGGGTGTTGCGTTCGCCCTGGTGGTGGGAGCGATCGCATGACCGACACCGACTTCATCCGCGCGATGCAGCAGGGCCTGCCGCCGATTGCGCCTCCTACCACGCCCGGCCTGTCCGTCACCGAGTACCGCATGGACGGCGTGCTGCTGGGCAACTCGGATATCGAGATCAACAACCACGAGGCCCTGTGGGGCATCTGCGCAGAGGAAACGAACGATGAGCAGTAAGCGCTGGAAAATCTGCGACGAGCAATGCGTTGGCGGCCTCCGAATCGTACCGGCAGAAGGTGGCCGCGGCGTTGCTGTCGTCATCCAGCGCGACCCGGACGCGCTCGGCCAAGGCGGCATCAGCGCGGAAGAGGCGCTGATTAATGCCCGCCTGATCGCCGCTGCGCCCGAGCTTCTGGCCGAGTTGGAAATGCTTTCCAGTGTCGTTGAGGGCTGCGGCATGGCCGCGATGCCGGAGGTCGAGTGTCGCCTCGTATTCGCCCGAGCCGCCATCGCCAGAGCCACGGGAGACGCCTGATGCGCCATCTGACCGCTGCCTTCCTCTGCGCCCTGGTCGCGTCTTTCTGCGCCGCCGTGGTGCTGCGCGCCCTGATCACCAATGCCGACAGTTTCATTCTGATCGGCGGTGTCGGGGTCTTGTTCTTCACCTACCGCTGCTGGGCTGAGGTCCGCCAAGCATGGCCGGCCTTCACCCGCCATCTGGCTCACCGGCGCGCCATGCGCCGCGCCGCCCCGCTGGTCCGCATCAATCTGCCCAAGGAAGATCTGCAATGAGCGCTCAGCTCCAAACCATCGCGCCGGAAGACCACGACCGCCGCCGCTTCCTGGGTGGGTCGGACATCGCGGCGGTGCTCGGCATCAGTCCGTGGAAGACCCCGCTGCAGCTATGGGAGGCGAAGACCGCTCAGGCCCTGCCGCATGACAAGCCCACTGGTGTGAAGCGCCGCGGTCACCGCTGGGAGGCTGTGGTGGCGGAGATGCTGGTCGAGCACCTTGAGCAGCAGGGCCACACGGTCGAGATCGTGGACAGCAACAAGCGCTACATCGACCCGCAACGCCCGTTCCTGGCTGCCGAGATCGACTTCGAAGTCCGTCTGGATGGTGAGAAGGAGATCACCAACGTTGAGCTGAAGACGGTCCACCCGTTCAAGGCTGGCGAATGGGGTGAAGGCGGCACTGACGAATCCCCGGTCTGGTACACCGCGCAAGGCATGCACGGCTTGGGCGTCACCGGCCGCAACCGGTGCTTGATCGCGCCCCTGTTCGGTGCCGACGAAATCCGCGCATACCCGGTACTGCGGGACGACGAAACGCTCGATGCCATGCGCCAGCGTTGCGACGCCTTCTGGCACCTGGTCACCAGCGGCGTGCGCCCTGACCCCACCACCCTTTCCGACCTCGACCGCCTTTACAAGGGCGACGAGCAGTTGCCTGCCCTGATCGCTGACAGCGAGCTCACCCGGCACGTCCTTCGCCTCCGCGCTATCAAATCTGAAATCAAAGCCCGCGAGCTGGAAGCCGAAGTCCTTGAGTTCGACGTGAAGCAGTTGATGCGTGACGCGGTGGAGCTGGTGATCCCCGATGACGACAAGAAGGTCGCGGTGGTCTGGAAGGAGCGAGCGCATTCCTGGCTGGACCAGGCCGCGCTGAAAGAGCAGCACCCCGCCGTCCACAAGCAGCTGATGCGCAAGAGCAGCACGCGCGTTTTCACCGTCAAGTAACTGAGGATTCCGATGAGCACTTCCGCACTGAAGGCTGCCGCCACCGGCACCGCCGCCCAGACCCGAGCCGAGCGCCCGGCCACCATCGCCGGCCTGCTGACCGATCCGAAGATCAAGGCGCAGATGGCGCTAGCGCTGCCCAAGCACATCAGCCCGGACCGGTTGGCGCGCATCGCCCTGACCGAGGTCCGCAAGATTCCGAAGCTGGCGCAGTGCGACCAGACCTCTTTCCTGGGCGCGATCATGCAGTGCGCCGCGCTGGGTTTGGAGCCGGGCGGTGCGCTCGGTCATTGCTACCTGATCCCCTTCGAAAACCGCCGGCAGAACCGTACCGAGGTCCAGTTCATCGTCGGCTATCGCGGGATGATCGATCTCGCCCGCCGTTCGGGCCAGATCGTCAGCCTTGAGGCCCGTGCGGTTTACGCGAAGGACCATTTCAAGGTGCGCCTTGGGCTGGATTCGAGCATCGAGCACGAGCCGGATTGGGAGGCTGACGATCGTGGCGAGCTGACGTTCGTCTATGCGGTGGCCAAGCTTCGCGATGGCGGCGTCCAATTCGAGGTGATGAGCCGAAAGGAGATCGAGCGGGTCCGCAACGAATCGCAGGGCTACAAGACCGCTGCGCGCCTCGCCAAGCCCGGCCAGGAGCCGAACTCGCCGTGGGCCAGCCACTTCGAAGAGATGGCGAAGAAAACGGTGATCCGCCGCCTGTTCAAGTACCTGCCTGTGTCCATCGAGATTCAGCGCGCTGTCGGGCTGGACGAGCAGGCCGACGCCGGTGTGCCGCAGGACAATCCGCTGGTGATCGACGGCGAGTTCTCCCACGTCGAGCAGCAGAGCCTGCAGGACAGCGGCGAGCAGCCGGATGGGCTGACCGCGCAGGACGTGCTGGCCTCGATCACCGCCGCGCAGGACCGGGACGCGCTCGACTCCGCCTGGGACATGGCCAGCCTGTTGCCGGCCGGCCTTGACCGCAAGCCCATCCACGACGCCTACCAAGCCCGCCTGAGCGAGCTGGAAGCTAACTGACTCCCCAGCTGCCCGCTCCCCTCGGGCAGCGACACCCGCGCCGGCCGGGTTCCCCAACGCCGGCACCCACACACAGGAGTCCAGCATGAAAGGCCAGCTCGACATCTTCGACCATGATCCCGCCCGATTGGCGGCCACGCACCGTGAGGCGGCTCAGCACGCCTTGGGTGCTGGCGACCAGGGCTACTTCACAGCCCGCGAGCGCTACGAATTCCTGACGGCCGAGGCCGAGCGCCTGGAGCGTCAGGCTGGGATCAGGGAAGCCGCATGAGCAACCGGCATCCCTTCGTTTGCCCGAAAGCACCGGTCGGCCGACCAATCCTCTACCCACGCGACGTGCGCACCGTCCGCGACCACCTCCGCCGGCACCTGCGCGAGGAAGGTCAGAAGATGCAGAACCTGGCAGCAGCGTGGGGCGTCTCGAAGCACACCGTCTATGCGCTGTTCAACGTGGACCGGCCGCTGCCGCCGCAGCACGTCGAGGCATCCATCGTCCACCTCGGGCTGGACGACTTCGACGCCAACGAATTGAGGCTGCTGGCCGCCCGTGAGGCTGGCTGGCAGATCGACCCGAAGTACCTGATCGACAACACCACCAACCGTAAGGAGACGCAATGAACACCGTCACCATCCGTACCGAAGGAACCGAGATCACCGTCAGTGGCGGGAATGTCGCCGTGCAGCGCATCCAGGCCGGGCCGCAGCCGGTCAACGTAGGCGCCGCCGTGAACAGTGCCTCGCACACGAAGGTCTTCGCCAACGGCTCCCAAGCCGAAAACGGCTCAATCGACTTCAACCGCACCGACCACGTTGCAATCATCGATCACGCCACCGGCCTGATGTGGGCGGTCAAGTCCATCGGAGACAGCGACGGGGATCCGATGAGCCAGGCCGACTGCGAGAAGGCGTGCGGCGAACTGCGCCTGCTCGGCCACGACGACTGGCGCCTGCCAACCCGCGCAGAGCTGGCCGGCCTGGTCGACGACACCCGCCATGAGCCGTCCATCGACACCAACCTCTTCCCCGGCGTGCTGCCGCGCTGGCACTGGACCAGCACGGCGGCCGCCTGGTCTTCGGCGTCCGCGTGGGTCGTCGGTTTCAGCGGCGGCTACGTCTACAGCTCCCACCGCGACGGCAGCGGGTTCGTGTTGGCCGTGCGTCGTGCCGGTCAGTAATTTGATCTTCTGCTGAGGCCTATCGATGACTTCCCGCTTCCAGCTCCCGCCCATTCTCAAAGCATGCGAACGGCTCCTGCTCGAAATTGAGCAGGCCGTCCGGCAGTTCCCGCGCTATCACCGCTACATGATCGGGTCGGACCTGCGCCGCCAGATGATGTCGGTATACAGCACGGCGAACCGTGCGTGGCGCGACCGCACCAACCAGCCGAAGTTGGTCGGGCAGCTGGTGTGGGATATCGATGACCTCAAGCAGCACCTGCAGGCCGCCAAGCTGTTCAAGGCGTTCCGCAGCTTCCGGCAGTTCGAGATGCTGATCCGCCTGGCTGAAGAGCTGGGCGCACAGGCCGGCGGTTGGCGCCGCCGCCTGGTCAATCCCCAAGCCCAGAATGCGCAAGCCTCTAGCGTCGCGCAGCGTGGCAAGAAACTGAGTACCCATGGCGCCTCTGCGGGGGCCAATTCATGACGAAGCTTCGCTACCAGCACGGATGCGCTGACGGGTCGAAAGTTCATGGGGAGGCGGCCGCCTGGTCTTCGGCGTCCGCGTGGAACGTCAATTTCAACAACGGCAACGTCAACAACAACCACCGCAACAACAACGGGTTCGTGTTGGCCGTGCGTCGTGCCGGTGAGTTTCAGGGGGAAGTCTCGCTGCAGGATATCTACCGGGCATGGCGGCGTGCGCGCCGCCAAAAGGTGCCCAGCTTCAACCAGCTCCGTTTCGACGTGCGCTGGGCCGATGGGCTGCTGAGGCTCGAACGAGAGCTGATCAGCGGCACCTGGTCGCCGCGCCCGTCCACCTGCTTCATCGCCACCCGGCCCAAGGCGCGCGAGATTCACGCGCCGGACTTCGCTGACCGCGTAGTGCACCACTGGCTGGTCCCGCAGCTGGAGGCACTGTGGGAGCCGACCTTCATCCATGACAGCTATGCCAACCGTAAGGGCCGCGGAAGCCACGCCGCCGTCCGCCGGGCTCAGGAATTCAGCCGGCAGGTGCATTCGGGCCAGGGTGGCGGCTACTACCTGCAGCTGGACGTGGCCAACTTCTTCAACAGCATCCATCGGCCGACGCTGTGGGCGATGCTCCGTAAGCGCATGCAGCGCCGCGGCCTGTCCGCTACGGCGCAGAAGGCCACGCATGCCCTGCTCCGCCGGTCGCCGCTGCATGCAGGTGTCCAGTACCGGGCGACTGAGGCCGAGCTGGCGCAGGTCCCGCCGCACAAGCGGCTGGTCAACGCTCCGCCCGGGCGAGGCCTGCCGATCGGCAACCTGTCCAGCCAGTTCTTCGCCAACGTCTACCTGGACGCCCTCGACCATTTCGTGAAGCACGAGCTCAAGGCAGCGCGCTACCTGCGCTACGTCGACGACTTCGTGCTGTTCCACCAAGATCGCGAGCAGCTGGCGGCTTGGCGGGATCAGATCGAGGCGTTCCTGGCCGACCGGCTGGGCCTGCGGCTCAAGGCCGAGCAGCACCTGCGGCGGCTGACCGACGGCCTCGACTTCCTCGGATACGTGATCTACCCGACCCACACCCTCGCCCGTCAGCGGGTAGTCGGCCACGTGCGCCAGGCGCTCGCCGAATGGGAGGGTGTGCACGTCGACGGCAACAAGCTGCGCGGCCGTCCCTCTGCATTCCGTGACCTCCGGGCTCGGCTTGCCAGCTACGAGGGCCACCTGCGCCACGCGAACAGTCACCACCTTCTGGCCTCGCTGCACCAGCGTTTCCCATGGCTGGCTTGCGCTGCCACGCCACGGCGCTTCAGCTACCGAGCCGAGCGCCAGACCATTTCAATCACTTTCAAGAAGGACTGTTCTCATGGCTGATGGCTCCCGCTCGTTCAATTTCCCGCTGCCGCAGCGCTCGCGCCTGCGCGCCGGTGAGATCGTGGTCGATCTGTTCGCCGGCGGCGGCGGCGCCAGCGAGGCGCTGAAGCAGGCGCTGGGGCAAGATCCGGCACTGGCCTACAACCATGACGCGCTGGCGATCGGCATGCACGCGGCGAACCACCCGCTCACCAGCCATCACCGCGAAGACATCTGGCACGCGGACCCGCGCGTCGATGTCGCCCGGCGACCGATCGGCTGGTTCCATGCATCCCCGGACTGCACCCATTTCAGCCAGGCCAAGGGCGGCCAGCCGCGCAGCCGGAAGACCCGCGCACTGTCGTGGGTCGTGCTGAAGTGGATCGGCATGCTGCTGCGCGCCGACCTGGTCAACGGCACCAGTACCGCCCCGCGCATCTTCTCCATGGAGAACGTGTGGCAGATTCTGACGTGGGGCCCGCTGATCGCAAAGCGCTGCAAGTCCACCGGCCGAGTGCTGAAGATGGACGGCACCGTTGCAGCCACCGGCGAGCGTGTTCCGGTCGAGCATCAGCAGCTGGTGCCGGACAAGAGCCGAACCGGCCGCACTTGGCGGCAGTTCGTCGCCGCACTGCGAGCGCTGGGCTACGTGGTCGAATGGCGAAAGCTCGTGGCCAGCGACTTCGGCGCCGGCACCAGCCGGGAACGCCTGTTCCTGCTTGGTCGCCGCGACGGCGAGCCGATCGTGTGGCCTGCGGCAAGCCACGGCACTGCGGCGGGGCAGAAGCCGCGCGTATCCGCCGCCGACTGCCTGGACTTCAGCATCCCCTGTCCGTCCATCTTCGGGCGCAAGCGGCCGCTTGCCGACGCCACGATGCGCCGCATCGCCAAGGGCACCATGCGCCACGTCATCCAGTCGGCGGACCCGTTCATTGTACCGGTGACTCACCAAGGCGCCGATCGCGTCCACGACGTGCACGAGCCGCTGCGCACCATCACCGCAGCGAACCGCGGCGAGCTGATGCTGGCCATGCCGGAACTGGCGCCATTCATCACTGAGCACGCCAACGCCAGCACCCAGCGCACCATGGCTGCGAGTGATCCGCTGCGCACGATGTGCGCCGGGGTGAAGGGCGGCCACTTCTCCGTGGTCACCCCGATCCTCGCCGGCGTCGGCGGCCGTGCCGGGCAATCGGAGCCGCGCTCCGGTGGCGAACCGCTCTACACCATGACCACCAAGGCCGATACCGCGCTGGTGGCGCCGCACCTGGTGAAGTTCCGGGGTGACAGCATCGGAACGCCGGCCACGGAACCGGTGCCCACCATCACATCTGGCGCAGGCGCTGCCAGGCCGGCGGGAGCTGCGCACGCGCTGGGCGTGTCTGCCGCTACGCTGGTCACCCTGCGCAACAACATGGCCGGCGCGGACCCGCAAGAGCCGCTGTCGACCATTGCTGCACAGGGTGAGCACCACGCGCTGGCCACTGCATTCCTGGAGCAGGCCAACGGTGGCTTCTACGAGGGCGGCGGGCGCGATGCGCGCGACCCGGTCAGCACGATCACCGCCACCGGCAGCCAGCAGCAGCTGGTAACCGCAGACCTGGCCAAGCTGTCGCCGGAGCATCAGGAAGGCGCGTTGCGTGTTGCCGCGTTCCTGGTGAAGTACTACGGCACCGGCGCCAACGTGCCGAGCCTGACCGACCCGGCCGACACCATCACCACGAAGGACCGGCTGGCGCTGGTCACGGTGGTGATCAAGGGCACCCCCTACGTCATCGTCGACATCGGGCTGCGCATGCTCAAGCCACACGAGCTGTACCGCGCACAGGGCTTCCCAGCGGGCTACATCATCGATCGCACCGCCAACGGCACCCCGCTGACCACCAGCGCCGCCGTGCGCATGGTCGGCAACAGCGTCAGCCCGCCGCCGCTGCGCGCACTGGCCGAGGCCAACCTGGACCCGGTGGCGCTGCCGCTGGCGGAGGCGGCCTGATGGATTCGACCACCCAGGCCAAGCACACAGCGAGCGTGCTGATCGGCGAGGCGCGCGCACGGCGGCTGGTCGGCCACGGCTTCTGGTGCATGTTCCGCATGGCCCAGTCCGCCCGCCGCCGCGCCGCCTTGCCCCAACCCGTTGCGATCGCCGATCAACCACCGGCTCGTTCCGCCCAACTGGAGCTTTTCTCATGAGCACCAACGAACTGTGCCTATCCCGAAAGGAAATGCGCGAGCTGTGTGGCACCCCGCTAAAGGACCGCCAGTTCGCCTTCTTGCGGGCCAACGGCATCCGCCACTACAAGGGGCTGGACGACCGGCCCCGGGTGCTCCGCTCCACGGTCGAAGGCGTGGGCGATGAGGCAGCCGCCAAAGCGATCGCCACCTGGAAACCGAACAAGGCCGCGTGA